CGCCAAGCCCTTAGCCGCCTGAGCGACAATAGCTTTACGGAGCAGACCTTCGTTTTGCTTCTTTGAACTCTCGACGATCAGACCAGCCTGCTTCACCTGTTCCTGCAGTTCCGCGACGCGGGAGTTCAAGGACTCCACCAAGTCTTTATCAGCCTTGGGGACTTCGATGTAGCTCTCCGCAAACACGTTCTTCAGAGACGTAATGAATCCTTCAGCGATCTCCGTACGGATAGTCGAGTCGACGGCGACTTGATTTTCCTTCATCCAGGATTCAACCACGTACGTGAGGTACGAGTCGACCTGTTCGGTTACCGTGCTCAGGATCTCTTCGGCCTTCTGACCAAGCTTACGCTGATAGCCTTCATGGAGTTCTTTACGAGCCGTACGCACTTTGCTTTTCACGGCCGCTTCGAAGATCGTCTTCGCTTTGGACTTGAAGCCTTCCGTCAGGTTGGCCTCGCCGTTCATCAGCGCGTTAACGTCTTCTTCCATGTCGACTTCAGTTTCGTCTTCTTCTTTTTCGCCCTCTTCATCGGCCTCGGATTCATCGGAGTCTTCCTGATCTTTAGAGGAATTGCATTGGCAATCACCATCACAAGAACATTTGCACTCTTTATCTTCCTTGCCAGCCTCTTCTTTACCCGACTCTTCTTCGCCAGCTTCGTGTTCGGGCCCTTCTTCGGCTTCGTGTTCAGACGATTCACCGTCTTCTTTAGCTTCGGGTTCCTCTTCCGTGATCGGACCAGGAGCATGCGCGACAGGAGACACCGCGCGCGGAGTTACCGCGACGGCCTTCTCGATGTCAGACATGCACTGTTCTGATTCAGTAATCAGACCTTGCTTTTTTTGCTTTTTGAGCATTTTGCTTGATTTGGTTGGAGAGGAAATCCCCGTGGACCTCTGTCTCATTATTTTCAATCTCGACTCAAACAACAGGTTTGAGGTGAGTACCCATACCCAATAACTCCCTGACCGAAGTCAGGAGAGAGTGTTATAAGTCATTGGCGATCTCGGTCATGAACTTCGTGAATTCACGCTCCTGAGCTTCAGCCAACTGACTCTTAGAAGTGCGAGAGATCGTCTTCTTAATCTTCGCGATCTTACGCGCGACGATCTCATTGCCTTCTTTAAAAAATTCTACACCTTCCATGATTCCCTCGACAAAGGCCGAAGGAGCCGACGGATCCTGTACGATGTCCACCGTAGCCAGACTGAAGTCTTCCTTCACGTACGTCTTACCATTGCGAGACTCAACGGATCCCATACCACGAGAACTCACGCCAAGTTTAACACCGCCATCGAGCAGACCCTTGACAATCATACCCATCGGAGTGTTAAGGATCAATGCCTTACCACAGACGTCGTCGCCGTTCCACTTGAGCTCCGTGATGCGATGACTGACCTTATCTAGATTGATCTGCGGACCTTCAGGATGATTCAGCTCGCCGACCGCACGGCCAGTCGAGACCTGCTCGGCAATGAAACGACTCACGGCATCTTTCAGAACGGCACGAGGATAGATTCGATTATTGCGATTCTGCTTCTCGGCCTGCATGAACACGCCTTCGAGATAATACTTCTTCTCGGGACCAGCAGACTCGATAAGCGTATGAACGCCGCTCTCGTTATATTCCGTGATGAGTTTCATTCTTACTTAGATTCGACCGTAGGTTTGTTGAACACCTGATCTACCAAAGACAGCTTACGAACCTCGAGGGCCGCGACGGCCTTCTCGGCCAATCCACGTTGAAAAGCCTGCTCGGCCTGTTCTTTATTACCTGCAATGACCGCATGGACGAATGTTTCGGCGTGATTACTCATTTCAGATCCTTATTTATACGTGTTATGTTTTTCAAACTGCTGGAGCTCCGGGTAGAGGAGCAGGAGGAGCTTCAGGTGCACCGGCTAATTCAGGAGGGGCTTCAGCTTCAGGCGCCCCGGCTAATTCAGGAGGAGCTTCAGCGCCCATATCAGGAGGAGGCATTCCGCCACTCATATCAGGAGCTCCACCCATAGCCGCCATGTCTTGTCCGCCGCCTTGAGCGACATTCTCACCAGCCGTAACTGAGATATCGCCCTTAGCCTTTTCCTGTGCAATCTCAATATCCATCGATTCAATCTCGTCGTCGGATTGACGAAGAATGTTACGACGTACCCACTTCTCAGAGTAATAGCGGCCAATGAACTCTCCAACCTTGCCAATCATCTCCATGCGTGCACTCATGATCTCAAACTCTTTGAGTTCCGAGAAGTAGTTATCACGCTTGAAATCGATCTTGATCTTCTCTTTGATCTTAAACCAATCGTCTTCAACAATGATGCCCTTCAAGAGCAGTTGCATCTTAAGTACATTGATGAAGAGATACGAGAACTTACGACGAAGGCGATCGATGAATCGCTGAAATGAAACCTCTTCGCGATTGATCTCTGTAGATTTGCCTGCCGTCCAAAGAGACGTGTTGGCTTCAAAGCGCGAGAGCGGCACATTTAGAGAACGATATAGATTCTTCTTGAAAAATAAGATGTCTTCGATCTGTCCAAGGTTCTCTCCGCCAGGAAGGGTCGTGATCTCCGTACCTTTACCACCTTCACGACGAGGAAGCCAGAAGTCCTCGAGCATCGACATATGCCTACGATCATCGCGTACGGCACCAGAGGAAGCATCGTACACCATCTTATTACGATACTTCGACATGATCTCCTGCATGTACTGCTCAGCTTTTGCCTTTGGCAGATTGCCTACGTCAATGTAGAATATGCGACGCTCAGGCGCACGAGACATGCGATAGATGACGAGTGAGTCTTCCATCATGCGAAGCTGATTCACTGGCTTCAAAGCCTTGTGTATGTTCGAGATGATGCGCTTATGAGTGGAGTCAAGAAGACCAGAAGGAATGTAGCAGACGGCTGACGGATCGATCTTAAGGCCCGTCACGGAGTCACCGGTGTTTACTGATTGAACCAATTGACCAGCAATCTGATTCTCGTTATAAACAAAGTACTCAGCCTTCGTCGTAATCAGCTTGACGCCAGTCTCGGGATCGATCTTGGTATCGACCTCACGAATCTTACGCATCTTAATCGGATCGATGTAGCGAAGCTCAGAGATACCATTACCAGGATTCTGTTGATCTACGATGATGTGATAGTACAGGCGGCCATCAACATACCAACGACGAAAGATATCGGAGCAGGAACGATTAAAATCCAGTAGACGAATTACCTCGTCAAATTCTTTCTGAATGGCATCTTTGACCTCGTCGGGATATTCGAGATCATTCATTGCCAAAGACACAGGAGATCCATCTTCACCAGCCGCGATAGCTTCATCGACGATGTAGTTAACGGCCGTATCACATTCAGGTTGCTCAGAGGCATTGCGATACTTAAGAATGAGATCCTGATCAGAGGCTACCGTAGTGCCATCGATATCGATGTATTGACCAAAGTAACCACCAGCTGAGATGACCGTCGAGCCATCCTCAGCTTCCTTAGGAACAAAAGACTTGGTCTCTACGGGCTTAGGAATTTCTGCCACCGGAACGACAGAAAGAAGACCCGCGTAAGGTGACGGTTCATCGGCCTTCTTGATCTGCTTCGAAATCTCAAATCCAAATAATTTCATGTGTACCTGTATTTATATATGGTCAAAAAAGAAGGGCGGCCCGCTTGAGCCGCCCTTCGTGAATAACCTATGAATTAGAATCCAACATTTGCGCCACCGCCAACCGCCGCGCCACCAATGTTAGTAGAAGCAGAAGCGCCAACGGAGGCACTAAAGCCAGAATTGCCGGCAGAGCTCGGAGTCGTATTCGATTCCCAGTACTGATAGCTAACCGTGACGTCAAACGTTTCGATTTCGTTGGTCGTATCGTAGCTCAATTCGATTGGCGTAATAGCCGTAGGAAACACACCACGAAAGATGTAACTCTTTACAGTATTTCCAGACTTATCGAGTTGAGCGACCGCCCAATCAACCATGTAGTCCGTCGGACGACCACGACCGATGTTAGACTGATGCTGATTGATGCCATTCATCCAACGCTCAAAAGCATCGCGAATCTTCATCGGCACGTCATTGATGACCTTGATCGTCCATTCGTCGAACTTACGATCGCCAGCAATTTTTAGCTTACGACCACGAAAGCCCACTTCCATCGGCTCTATCGCTGATCCAGGAAGTGCCGCGCCTTTAATCATGAATGACGCAAGCTCCGTATTACCACCAGCATAACCAGGAAAGTTACACGTAACCTGAAAGAGGTTAGGACGTGCACCGCCGCCGGTCAGCTTTGCCTTAAATTGATCTACGCCTACAGTATTAGCCATATATTTTTCCTTATGTTATTTATACGTCGTTTCTAGAATTAGGCGTTCGAAGATCCTGCAATCTCAGTGAAGCTCACACCAGTACGAGTGGCGATGAAGTTCAATGTCATGAAGTTGATCGAGCGAGCCGGTTTAATGTAGATGTCGGCCACGAAGCGATTCGTATCGACGACTTGAGGAGTGTTATTCGTAGAGTCACACACGACCAAGAAGTCCGTGATTCCACGACGACCTTGAATGTCACGAAGGAAAGGCTCCGTCATGTTACGGAACATAGCCTGTGTAAACTGATCATTCAGTTCGAACAGCTGATACTTAGCCGCCGTTGCGATAGCTTTCTCGAGGACGATAAAGAGACGACGCACATTGATGCGATCGAATGCACTCGGTTTAGCCTGAGCCGTCTTATCGCCGAACAGCAGGATACCCTGACCCGGGAACGAGACGATCGGATTGATGTTTGCGATATATAGCGCGTCACGACCAGCTTGATCGGGATTGTAAGCCAATTTGGTAACACCCTTCAGATTGCCACGATTGTAGCCAGCCGGAGAGAACCAAGCATCAGCCACAGAATCAGTATAAGCACAAAGACCGGACATATGACCACACGCAGGAATCCAAACGTAGTTGTCTTGATACTTGTTGTACGTGTACAACGGAGATGAGTCAAATACGGAATACGAATCAGGAGCCGTAGCCGTAAGGAACTTAGTTAACACGGCCGTCTGTTTCGCCGAATTCGAAGTCTGTTGCCAAATGAGCAACGGAGCCGAGACAAAGCCAATCGTATCTTTACGACGAGTGGCAATTTCCGAAACTTTAAGTTCGGCCGTCGAGAAGGTATTTCCTCCTGAGATTGCCGCAGGATCGCATGCGAAGAGCAGATTAATGTCAATCGTCGCCGCATCACCAAACACGGTATCCAGAGCATTAGAAACATCACCAGTTGTCACAACGCCATCATTGCCAACCGATTGGCTCGAGCCAGTGCCGAGATCGAATACGATGCCCGAATTGGTGCCAATAGAAACAGCCGAGCCAGTTGCGGCAACGCCATCAATCGTGCCACCACTATAAGCCGTCCAAGCTTTCTGCAATGAATTCGCCCAGATCCAGCTCGAATTACGATTGATGTATTCTTTATAGTAATTATTGGTGCCATCAGCACGTTTGGAATCGGAATACAAACTCAAACCTTGCCAGCTCTCAAGCACCGTATAAGCAGCGCCAGTAATAGTACCAACGGCGTCATCTTGAACAAGCACGTGAACTTCATCTGCCGTCGTAGGCTTATAATCAAAGCTACCACCAGAACAAGCGCCGACCGAGACAGAACCTGAAGCTGAAGTTGCATTAGTCGAAGCGGAGGTAAACACCGTCACCCAAAGCGAATTACCTAAATCTCCAGGATAGCGAGCAGCAAAGGAAACACTGCTTACAAACGTCGTATTGTTAAAGACGTCAGTATTAGTAATCTGATAAGCCGTAGCTGATCCAGTTGAGGTGCTCGTCGAGGTGACCGAAACAGGATATGAAGCCAGAGAATTATAAGATGCAGCGTTGACCGCGCGCGTAACTTTAAGCGTATTGCCATACTTGAGAAAGCTTGCGGCCGTCAAGAATGGAACGGCATATGCCGCATTAGGCTTACCGAAATTGGTGAGTAAATCGCCTTCGGAAGCGCAGGTGACTGCGATGCCAGACGGACCCCATTTGAATGGGCCAGCCGTGGCGCCGATAGAAGCGGCGACTGCGGGTACGACG